CATGGAACAAAATTATACAGAATTGAATGCATCAAGAAATTTAATTGTATTGACAGCGGGGATTTAGGGGGGTATATTAGCAGTGAGACGAGCCTGTCTCAGGCCGGTGATGCGTGGGTATACGGTGATGCGTGGGTATACGGTGATGCAAGGGTATCCGGTAATGCAAGGGTATCCGGTAATGCGTGGGTATACGGTAATGCAAGGGTATCCGGTAATGCGTGTGTATCCGGTGATGCGTGGGTATCCGGTGATGCAAGGGTATCCGGTGGTGCGTGTGTATGCGGTAATGCAAGGGTATCCGGTGATGCAGAGGTATACGGTGATGCAAGGGTATCCGGTGATGCAGAGGTATACGGTGGTGCGTGGGAGGTATCTCCCCTTCAAATGCAAGGAACCAAACATTTTGTTACGATGTCGTCAAAAACGACATTGTCCATAGGATGCGAAATGCACACAATAAAGAAATGGATTAAGGACGGGAAAGCTATTGGTAAAAATAATGGATATTCCAAGGAGCAGATAGCTGAATACTTGCTATATATTAAATTGGCAGAAAAGCTATATGTAAAAAAGAAAGGAAAGAAATAAGGTGGTGTAATTGGCAATGCCAAAATTAACGGAAGTTGAGAAATCAGCATTAAGTGCAAGACAGATACTAAGGCAAACTAAGTCGGATTCGTTTCGCGGTTACTGCATGAAGGAATGCATGATGCAAGAATTGGCCAAAATAATAAACAGAGAGGGGATTAATAATGCAAGGGAAAACAAATAATTCAGTTAAACCAGTTAGAACATGGGGTGATATAGTTGCTATTGAAATGAAGACATATGGCGCAAGTCCTGCGTACATGAATAGAATGATACATGATATATTAAACACAGACTTATATGATTTGATGGGAATAAAGGGGGATAGGAAAGATGAAATTAATAAAAAAAGTATTTAGGTCGATACATGAGAGGTGTAGGCAGTGCCGGTTCGTCTGGATGCTTACATTCGGACTGAGTACAACCTATCGGCTAGAAACTTTACTGGGTACACTATTCAATTTCAGTGCATGGAAAGCTAACTGGAGGGACTAATCATGGAAGAGAGAAAAGAGGAAACTATTATAGCTGGTGGGTTGTGGCGCTGGTTCCGTAGGTTGAAGAAGTTTCCAGGCTGGAGCGCAACGGACGACTACATACAGAATATTAGCGAAGATGTGCGAAACAGGATAATTGAGCGCTATTTTCTATGCTCATATTGGCAAGGTAGCATTAAAATAGACGGTGTTAAATTAGCAATAAAGGTGGAATTTAACAGGAAGCGCACAGGTAAACAACCGCATCTATATATTTACATAGTACCGGAAAGGAGCGAAGTAAATGAAGATTGAAGCCAAGATAAAGGAAAATACTAAGCTAGTACACGATTACATACAGAAACATTGCAGGACAAGGAATGATCGGGACGATATATACCAACACGGATTAATAGGCTTATTCTTGGCAATAACAACGCATAAGCCGGAGGGGATAGCGTTTTCAACACATGCATATATGAAGATACGGCAAGAGGTACAGAAACATACAAGGTACACGGCAAGACATAGCGGATATGTAAGCCATGGCGGGAAAATGCAGAAGAGGTATAAACTAGAATCATTTGAAGATATGATTACCTAACAAAATAATGCGGTACGAAAAACAAGGGGAATGTGTGTTAATAAGATAGGGAATAAAATAAGGAGTAACAAAATGTATGAAAATTTTAGCGATATTATTGGAAAGGTTTTTGTGTCGGTGAAAAATGTCAATGATGAAGAAGTTGTTTTCGTGACAGAGAAAGATGAAGTGTATCGCCTATATCATAGCCAGGATTGCTGCGAATCAGTTTTCATTGAGGATATCTGCGGCGACCTGGGGGATCTAGTAGGGGTTCCGATTCTTGTGGCTGAGGAAACCACGAGCGAAGAAAACCCACCAGGTGTTACGCCGGAATATCAGGGCAGCTTTACTTGGACGTTTTATAATATCAAAACAAAAAAAGGCTGCGTTACGATTCGTTGGTATGGTGAATCAAATGGTAATTACAGTGAATCGGTAGATTTTACCAAGGGCTACTAAAGAATATAAGGAGTAAATAATTATGTGTAATTTTGTTTCAGGGATTATAACTAAATCAGGGAAGGTATACTTTAATGAGGAATTGGAGTCACTGAGCGATGATTCGCACTCGAAAATACTTAAAGTAAACAATATAAAAGATAATACAGCCGATCCAGAAAAAAAGCAGTTTGCTAGGTTTGAGTATTATCCCAACAGTGGTCATGATTATTTTTCGGATTATTCAAACTGGAAATTACACATAGACGAAAGCGTTGTCCCGTTCTGGCTAAAGAAAAGGCATGAAAAAAAATGCATAGAGGCTACGCAGGAACACTTACGTAACATAATTTTCAAGGATACCGAAATAGGGGAATTGAAAAACGGGGTTTGGTTACTAAAGAATTGTGTAGTTGATCAATTCTTATCCGGTACAATATTGCAGATAGGGGGTAGCTCCACGGTTAAAGAGATGTGGGGTAGCTCCACGGTTAAAGAGATGTGGGGTAGCTCCACGGTTCAAAGGATGGGGGGTAGCTCCACGGTTCAAAGGATGGGGGGTAGCTCCACGGTTCAAGAGATGGGGGGTAGCTCCACGGTTCAAGGGATGTGGGGTAGCTCCACGGTTCAAGAGATGTGGGATAGCTCCACGGTTAAATGGATGTGGGGTAGCTCCACGGTTAAAGAGATGTGGGGTAGCTCCACGGTTCAAAGGATGAGGGATAGCTCCACGGTTAAAGGGATGTGGGATAGCTCCACGGTTCAAGAGATGAGGGGTAGCTCCACGGTTCAAGAGATGGGGGGTAGCTCCACGGTTAAAGAGATGTGGGGTAGCTCCACGGTTAAAGGGATGTGGGGTAGCCCCACGGTTCAAAGGATGTGGGGTAGCTCCACGGTTAAATGGATGTGGGGTAGCTCCACGGTTCAAGGGATGGGGGATGGCTCCACGGTTCAAAGGATGAGGGATAGCTCCACGGTTCAAGAGATGAGGGGTAGCTCCACGGTTCAAATGATGAGGGGTAGCTCCACGGTTCAAGGGATGTGGGATAGCTCCACGGTTAAAGGGATGTGGGATAGCTCCATAGCAATAAACAGGGGTAGTCATATTTATATTCCAGGTAAAAAAATCGAAAAGCCAAAGAAAATAAAAATATGACAAAAGAATTATCTAGTAAAGACCTACTAAAAAAACTAACTATTTATGCAAAAAAGGAGCTTGAATCGTTCAAGCTAGGAAGAAGCTCCATTCTAACAGCGATACAAGCGAAGGCGTTAGAGGTTATAATAGGGAAATTGAGCGACGAAGAACAGATGAAGAAAACGCCGCTAAGGGATCTTACGGCAATGCTAGCAAAATCATTTGAAATAGAAAGGACGCTAGAAGGTAAAACAACTAAGAATTTTGGGGTTATGGCTGTGCAGTTAGTGAAGAGGGCTGATAGCAGGAGGAAAGAAGAAGATAAAGCGATAAAAGAGGTAGATGCTATAGACGTTGAAGGGAAGGTGGTTGATACAGATGATTGATACAGAAACGGAGTTTTGGAGATATAAAAATATAGCAGATAAGGCAGCGAGGCGATTAGCTTGCACGGGCATAGATGTTGAAGACCTTAAACAGGATGCAGCATTAATATTACTAGAGCAATTAGCTAAATTTAAAATTAAAAAACCCAAAATAGGTGTAGCCAAGTCACTGAAAATAAAAATACCATACTTATTAAAAAAGGAAATAGCAAAAAAATATTTCTGTCCGGCTATACCCTGGAGTGAGTATCATAAGTCAGGATATAAAATAAAACCCAAGAAATACGGAAATAACCTAGAGGATATAATTGATGGATGTGAACCGGAAGGATTATTATTAAAGGGGGAGATGATGAAAGAAGAACTAAGGAAAGAAAAACGGAAGGATAGGCAGAATTTAGCCGGTAAGGTTAAGAAAAATTCACTAGATATAAGCTATTTGGCAGAGCAAATAGACACACTAAAGAAGAGTCCAGCAGCAGTAAGCAGTCAGGAGGAATCGATAGTTACACACTCGGCTATAATTTTTGATATCTCCAGGAGATTGAGTGAACTAGAAGAAGTGGCAGGTTTAAACAGATGAGTATTTGGTATAAGGTAGTAGTGAAAGCATTTATACATTCAGAATGCCGATATGCAATAGGGCAGGAAATAAAGAAAGATAACTTTGAAGATGCGTTTCTGTTAGCAAATAATTTGGCAAATGAAGATAATATTGTAGAGATAGAGGATATGGATGGGTATACAATCGATGAGTGGAAACGTGGAACGAAACCCTGGGTACATAGCGAAAGGTAGGTTCATAATGAGTAAATTTGTGAAGTTTGAAGGTGGGGCGCATCTAAGGGCTGATTCTATTGTTGCAATATCTGACAATTCAAGTCACGGAGAATTGAATTGCATTTATATATCATCGGGTCACAATATCATTGTGGCAGAAAGTATAGAGGAAATATTAAGGATTATTGCAGAAGCGGAACCAGTAAAGGTTAAAAAAGTGAAGAAATTGGAACCGTTAGACACAAGGTTTTATGAGATATGGGATAGATATCCGAAGAAACTAGGGAAGAGGGCGGCATTGAAACATTTCCTTGCAACAGTGAAGACAGATAAGGACTGGGAAGATATAAATACAGCATTAGACCATTACCTTGCCCATAATGAGTTCAGTGATGTTGACGAAAAATTTGTACAACATGGTGGTACTTGGTTTAACAACTGGAGTGACTGGGTTGAATTAGGGCGTATGGTAAGGGTGGATAATAACGATGCGATAGTGCAGGATAAATTGGGGATTTAATTTCATGGATAATTGCTATCAGATAAATGAATACCTAGAAGGTGCGATGACTGAGCGCAAGTCTATAACCACAGAAAAGACCTGCGTGTATGGCATCGACTATTTAGACGACAAACTAGGCGGTATACATAAAAACGAATTGATAATTATTGGTAGCTATTCTGGTGCAGGTAAAACAACGGCAGTCGAGCAAATAGCAACCGCAAACGCAACACAGGGCAGGAAGGTAGTGTTTTTTAGGCTAGAAGGCGACAAATACGAGCTAGGTTGCATCCTGCTCTGGAAACGGATATATGCACTGTGGGTAGAGGATTCTAGGCCACAAATGAGCGATGGGATGACATACGGTAACTATAGGTTAAACAAATTGAAGGGCATAGAAAAATACGAAACACAAGCAGCCTACGAGTTATCCGAAACACTAGAAAACTTATATTTATTCAATAAGGATATGGAAATGAGCAAAGATACAATAACGGAATACCTGGAAAACATGAAAGCCGGTGGTGCCGATCTGATTATTATTGACCACTTACACTATTTTGATATGTTTTCTGACGAGAGCGAGAATAGGCAGATTACGGATATCATGAAGGCAATAAAGAAGGCAACGGAACAATTATCTATTCCAATTGTATTAGTGAGTCACTTGAGAAAGAAGTACGATAAGAAGGCGATTATACCGTGTAATGACGATTTTATGGGTAGTAGTAACATTTTCAAGGTAGCATATACGTGTATATCTATTGCCGGTGATTACAAGAGATACGATATGCAGGAAGAGCGTTATCCTACCATTTTCAGGATAGCAAAAAGCAGGGCCGGTGTTAGGGATAATTCAATGGCAATAAAGGTATTTAACGGGAAGCTAAAAGGCTATGAAGATAAGTATAGTGAGGGCAAGGTAATAAAGGATAATACAGATTTTCAACTATATGATGATAAGGATTATGGTAAATACGGGAAGGGGAATACATATCATGAGAAGTAAGGTAATTTTGAGCATTAACGCGCAGGAGGTTGGGTGGTTTGGCGTAGGATGGCATGAATGTGTCGCAATAAAAGAATTTGGCGTAAACGGGGAAATGTCTTATGTTTCCTGGTATCGTATTGAATATGAAGATAATCATACGGAAGAAATAAATGGTAAATACGTAATTAAAATTACTTATAAGAAGGAGGAGAAGGAAGATGACTAAAAAGAAAGAAGGTACAGATGTAATAGAAGTGGAAGCATTAACAATTCCTAGCGGATCGGAATGTAGTAGCATGGTATTACCAGCCGTAACTGCGGATCAGGCTGTAGAGAATTGGAAAAATTACCAGGACTTAAAAAACGCAATTATAGAACCAGGTGATACACAGAAAATACAGGGTAAGGAATTTCCAAAGAAGGTTGTTTGGAGGAAACTTGCTAGGTTTTTCGATCTATCGGTAGAGATAATAAGCGAAAGGTCAGAGGTAATCCAACTATATGGTGTTGACGTAATGGTGTTCCACTTCATTTGCAGGGCCACGCATAAGAATGGTTCCTTTGCGGAGGCATCCGGTAGCTGCGATTCATACGATAAGGCTACTGTTATGAATGGTAAATTTATGGCTAAGGGTGAGGTAACTAAATGGAAGAAAACATCATCCGGCAAGAGCTTCCCATTAGAATTTGACTGGAAAGAAGCAACGCCAAACACTATCCATAATGTGCGGTCAACTGCCGAAACTAGGGCTTGGAATAGGGCCGTATCTAACCTTGTCGGAGGTGGTGAAGTGAGCGCGGAAGAGATAAATACAAGAGATACTGATGATTCGGGTGTTTCAAGTAGCGAAATAGGCAGCATGGTAACAGCACCACAGTTGAAATTCATATATAGCCTAGCGGAACAGATTAAAATGACACCAGATAAGGGGAAGGAATATTTGAAGGCTAAATATGGGGTTGAAAAAGCTGATGATTTATCATATAGCCAAGCAGATGAATTGATTAAGTATTTTCAGTCACTAAAGGAGGGTTAATTTCATGGCAATTACCGAAATAGAAGATAAGCTTTATAGTATAGAAAATCGACTCAGTAGTTGGCGCATAATGCGAGATAGGGGATTATCTGACTACGCGCCACATGAGGTAAAAAACTGGGTGCTACGTGTACTGTCTAGCAAGAAGGAGGATGACTAATGGCTAAATGGACAAAGGAAGAAGAAGGTAATTTGAGGGTTGCGATAGGTCAATTTTACAATAACTGGGAAATGGTAAGTGGTTTTGTCGGAACAAAGAGCGCTGATTCCTGCGAGAAAAAGGCTAGGCGTGAAGGCTGGAAGGCTAATGTTAATGCAGTATTTGAATGCAAGGCTGAACTTGGAGTTGTAGAAATAGAGAGGAAGCCCTATGAAGAGAAGCTGTATTTGCCGAATGAAGACAAGAACGTACTTGTATTTTCCTGCACTCATATACCGTTTGAACGTCCAGGCTACCTTGAGTTTCTACAAAAAATTAAGAAGAAGTATAACTGCAAGAGGATTATCTGCAACGGCGATTTAGTGGACGAACATGGGCTAAGTTTTCATGACCATGATCCTGACGGATATAGTGCTGGGTTAGAGGGTAGCGTAGCCAAGAGGACGCTAAAGTCATGGATTAAGGCGTTCCCTGAGATGGTGCTAGTAATCGGAAACCATGATGCTAGGCCGATGCGTGTAGCTCGTAAAAGCGGGATACCGAATAGGGCAATAAAGACACTAAACGAGATGTGGGATTTGCCGGATAGCTGGCAATGGGCGTTTAAAATTCAGTTAAACGGTGTTATATATAAGCATGGTGGTGGCGGGAAATATCCGTACGCCAACGCCGCCTATAACCACTCAATGTCCTGTGTAACCTCTCATGCACATAGCGTTATGGGGATATCTTACCATGCTAACGAAGAAAAGAAATGGTGGGGCATGGGGATAGGTTCAGGACTGAATGATAAGACATATGCAATGGAGTATGGTAGGGATTTTGATAGAAAAAGTATTATAGGTTGTGGTGTTGTATTAAATCAAGGTAAGACACCAATACTAGAGCTAATGGATTTATAGGAAGGAGTTATCGTAAAGGATAACTTACAATGACTAAATTAATAAATACAAGTAAATTACCAAACCTAGTATACGAAGGCATTAAGGCTGTTAGTGGGCAATACGATGTAGACACTACAGATATAGATACAATAAGTACCACTACGTTAATAGGCGATCCATTACAAAGAATACTAACTGCTAGATACGGTAAAAACATAGAAATAGATTCTGCCAAGAATTGGTATTCAGTACAAGGAACTGCATACCATACTGTAATAGAATCGGTTGTTGCCAATAATCCCGAATACATCACAGAGCAGAGAATAACAACGGAAATAGACGGAAAGAAAATAACGGGTAAGCCAGATATATTCCACATACCAACGCAAAAATTAATAGACCTGAAAACCAGCAAGGCCGGTAGTTTCTGCTATAATCCAAATGGTAAACCTGAATATATACTGCAACAGAATATATACAAATATTTGATAGAAAAGTCCTGGGGGATTAAGGTGAACGCAGTAAGATTGTTGTATATGTTCCCAGATTTTGATAAAAGAAAGATTAAACCAGGTGGTAAGTACCCAGTGAAACCAGCACTGGAAATACCTGTTGAAATCATGACCAATGAAGAAATAGAAAAATATATAAAAGAGCGTATTGCGATACACAAGAAAGCTGATAATTTAGAAGAAGAGAAGATACCTAGATGTGAAGATTTGTGGAACGGGTTAAGATGTAAGGAATATTGTAGCGTGAGTACGGTTTGTCCGTATCACATAAAGGAAATGTCAGATGAAAAAAAGAAATAAAATAGTAAAACTATATGATAGATTCCTACAGGCGCATATCTGGTGTACATGGGGTATGGATATTGATACACATGAAAAATTGATCAGCAAGGAACTTGGAACTAAATATGACTCAACAATTAACCGAAACATTCATGGGTACTGTAGCTTCCATGAGAATATACATGGACAACAATTAACAATAATATACGTAAAAAAAGAGGGTGATATGTATACTTTTATTCACGAGGTTACACATGCCATATTTGATATATTCCTAGATCGTGAAATTCCTATCGGGAAGGGTACGGAAGAATGTTTTGCATACTATATTGAATATATATATAGGGAATTAATTGGAGGATTAGTACAATGACATACTTGAAGCAAATAAGAAAATATTGCCTACATTGCTGCCTGGGTAATAGCTATGAGGTCAGGCTATGCCAGGTAACTAAATGCACACTACATCCATATAGAAGTGGACACAAGAATAATGACGCAAAATACACTGCACTAAAATCAATAAGAAGAAAATGCCTAGATTGTGCAACATCGTCTGTATTGGTTAAGGAATGCTGGAATACTAAATGTCCACTATTTGAACTTAGATTTGGTAAGAATAAGAAGAGGTCAATAAAAAATCCGACAGAAAAGCAAATTAAGCAGAGGGAGGAGGCGCTAAGGATGGCACAAAGGATGGCATACCAGAGTCACCGCATTCGCTACGGATAGCGACCCAGGGGCCGATCCGAGACCATGGGGGATAATTTGGTATAAATGTATGGGTCTGAATAAATAATTACGTGAAATGGAGAATAATCATGGCAGAAAAAAAATCAAACTGGGTGAGAACGATAAGGCGAAAGAACGTATCTATGGCTATATTTGAGAATGAATGGGAGGATCGGAAATATCTTGGGTTTAAGTTTCAGAAATCATACAGAAATAAGCAGACTAAGCAATGGGTGAATACTGATAACTTTGATGATGGATCGTTACCTGATTTGCTAGTATTAATACAGAGTTACCTGACAACAACAGTAACAGAAATGAAGAAAGGTGACAAGAAGGGGGTCGCTGCCCAGGGTGGTGCAATTGAAGGGGGGGGCGCTGGTGCGATAACCAAGGAGCAAGTAGAAGAGGTATTTAGTGAGGGTGGAGAGCCTACTGAGGGGCCACCAAAATTCTAAGGAGGCAATGATAATGGAAATATTGGCAGAACTAATAAGGAATCAAATAAACGAAGATGGGTTGATGGAGAATTATACATGATTGCTGGCGTACCTGTTTCAGATAATTCCTGGTGTCATATACTAATAGGTGTAATATTTCATCTAATAGGTGATAGATTTGGCAAAGAGGGCAGGGTGGTTGGTGCATTGCTACTTATTCAGGTTGGGATAGTGAAAGAGTTTTACGATAGCCTATTCCCTGGATGGTATGCAGATATATGGGATATAGCGTATTCTATACTAGGGTTAGCGATAGGTATAATAATATGCTGGGTAATAAGTTTAATTAAAAGGGAGGGTTGATTATGAAAATTGGAGATGCAGTTCATTGCGATGATTGTGAAATAAATTTCGTATCAAACAAGGATTTATGGAGCAACCTTTCATGCCCTAAATGTGGTAAGGGCGGATTTGCTTTTTGTATAGGGCCAAGAGTGAATGGTAGTTATGTGGGTTTTGCCGAAGGTGTCTTACAGGAAACACACGAATTATCAGGCACCAAGCACGACAACGGCAAATCCAGGGTAGATTTAATAGAGCCTTGTTTCATGCTTGGAATGGGTCACGTTCTTCAATTTGGTGCAGAAAAATACGGTGAAGATAACTGGCGTTCAGGTATAAAAGTACGTAGGAATATAGGGGCAGCAATGAGACATATACTCTCGTATCTTCATGGTCAGGATAAGGATGGGGAATCAGGACTGAGTCATTTATTTCATGCAGCAGTTGATTTAATGTTTGCACATTGGACGGTATGTAATAAGGGAGAGTTTGATGATAGATATAAGGATTAAGGATGTATTTGCAATAGTAGGAATAATTATATTATTAGTAATCTTGTTATTTGTATTAGTAAGCACAGATCCGTTACATTCAGGGGGTGATGAGATTGGAGAAGGTATTTCCAACTTGTGTAGTAATATTTAGTTTATTATCTGCACTAACTTTTGCGGATTTAGATTGGAGAAAGGCGGTAGCATGGAGCTGTGTAGCAATATTGGGATTTGTATCAACATGGTAGGAGGTGAAGGTAATGCCACATATTGAAGGTAAGAGAATACTAGAAGAACGTGCAGTATTTGCACTAACTGAAAATTCAATTAAACCAGATGGTAAGCTAAATTATGTATTAGTACGACTATTTGTTGAAACTATATTAAAACAGAAAATGTCATACAATAAAACAAAGGAATATATAGGTGAATTAACCGAGGCGGCGGCATACATTAGGCATAGGTGGCTTGTCCATAATTACGAGAGAGAGAAAAGTGACTTAAATGGCGATGTATTTGGTATATGGGATGAGGAAAAGGGAGGATACAATGGGTAGAAAACGTAAACGCAGTGTATATTTGGCGGGAAGTATGGGTGCCAAGCGAAATCGGGGCAGAACCTGGAGGCGTAATATTACACCATTCCTTGACAAAATAGGGTTCGCGGTAGACGATCCATGTGTATTCGAGGAGCAATACTGGCGTGAACTTATACGCAGCTACGGTGCGAACACGATGAATGAGCTAAAGATAACACAACCAAGTGCCTATATGGAAATTATGGAAGGTATAGAATTGAAGGATTTGGCAGCAATAAGAAAATGTACTGACGTTATATTCTATATAGATAAGCAGGTATTTATGAGTGATGGTACAATAATGGAACTACAATACGCATGTAAACTAAAGAAGAAGCTCTGGTTCATGATTAAGATGCCAAGGATCAGTATACCAGGTTGGTCTGCGTGGAGAATATCTAGGCACGGGTTCGATAAGGGTAGGGCGTTTTACGACATGAAGGATCTGAGGGCAGCTATTAAAGTAGATATTTTGAAGGGTGGTAAATAATTATGGGAATGAATGAGGAGTAGTGAAAATGATACCAATTAGAGTGCAAGGCGTAATTTTACATCCGAAGCTATATGCTGTATTATCTTTTTTTGAGGAATATGGGATAGGGTTTAAGGTTAATAGTGGGCCGCGTAGTATAGCTAAACACATTAAGATATACAAGGAATTGTACGGTGATGACTGGGTAAAGAAGATCCCTTGGTTAAGCAAGCACCTACCTACGCATCACTCACCATTCCTACGGGCAGTAGATATAAGGATAATAATAGATGAAGGACTAAGGGGTATTACATTCACATCGATATTGAAAGATTTTCGGATATTCATAGAATCGTTAGATATACCAGTTGGGTTAGGTGTTGGAAAAGGTTGGGTACATATAGACGTAAGGGAAAGGAGGCAGGGCACAAAGACGTGTATTACGGAATGGCCCTATAATTACTAATGTTATTAAGGATAATGTCAGATTTGCATATGGAGTTTGGCGATTTTGATTTACCGGAATTGGAAACAGATAAAGATACTGTACTAATACTTGCCGGTGACACCAATGTCGGTATTAAGTCTCAGGAATGGATTTATAGCATAGCCAGTAGGTTCAGAAACGTCATATTCATAAATGGGAATCATGAATATTACAAAAATGATATTTTTGATGTTGATAATGATATGGATGTTTTTACACATGATTTAGGTAACATATGTTTCTTGCAGAATAATGTATTATTATTAGAAAATACTATGTTTATCGGTACTACCTTATGGACAGATATGAATAAATCAGATAAGGCAGTAATATATCAGGCATGGACAAGGATGAATGATTATGGATGCATAAGCCTTGCTAATAAGATGCTGGCTCCACAGGATACAATACGAATGAATGGCTATTCAGTTGAATGGTTAAACGGAATACGTGATGTACATAAAGATTGGAGGAAAGTATTAATCACTCATCATCTTCCAACATATAAAAGCATCAGTAAAACAATAGGTGACAGGCAGCTTGATCCATGCTATGCTAGTGACCTTGATGATTTGGTAGAGAAACTAAATCCTGTTGTAGCTATACATGGGCATACACATGAGAGCAAGGATTATATGCTTGGGAATACCAGGATAGTGTGTAATCCGAGGGGATATATCGGCTATGAAGTAAATAAAGACTTTGATCCGAATTTAGTAATAGAAATATAATATACCAAAATAGTTGGTCATATGACCAAGGATAACTACAATAAAAAGGAGTAAAAAGTGAAAAAATATCACAAGATCCAGACTGTATTCAAGCGTGATCCAGAAACCAATCACAAAACACTACTTAAGGGTGTATATTCAAGGCCAGAATTTGAGTACCTAAAGGATAATGATTGGACATTTACCGAGAAAGTTGATGGGACAAACATAAGAGTAATGTGGGATGGGCAAAATATAACATTCAACGGAAAGACAGATAACGCACAAATGCCAGCCCAACTAGTAACTAAGCTACAGGAAAAATTCCTTACACAAGTGGAATTATTCAAGGAAACCTTTGGTGTAGAAGGTGGGGTGTGCTTATATGGCGAGGGCTATGGTGCAGGAATACAAAGAGGTGGAGGTAACTACAGGCAGGACAAGGATTTCGTTTTGTTCGATATAAAGATTGGTGATTTCTGGCTGCAAAGAAAAGATATCTTTGAGATATCATCTAAATTCAAAATAGATATAGTTCCAATAGTTGGAATTGGGCCACTGAGTGAAATGATTTCAACTGTCAGGAATGGTCTAAAATCTACATGGGGTGATTTTCCTGCCGAGGGATTAGTGGCTAGGCCAACTACGGAATTGCGGGCCAGGAACGGACAGCGTATAATAACAAAGTTGAAATGTAAAGATTTTGAAAGGGGTGAATAAAATTGGAAACATGTCCGAATTGCGGTAGCGTAATGCTACCAGTGCCACAGTCAGCAAAGAAGGGGGGATCGTTCTGCGTTAAATGTGGATATGAGGAACCGCCCTTGAATTATGATTTACTTGGATTTCTTGAAAATATAATGAAGGTAGGTGGTGAATAATGAAACAAAAAGCAACGATTGATGAGGACGGCGATCTATTTGCCAGGGGTAGGCCACAGGTATGTCCGACTAGTGATCCTAGAGGGAGATTTTGCAACAATAAATGCGCCGCATTTATACAATTTAATTATAACGCAAAAGATTTTATTACACTAGCTTGTTTTCCACAAGATGTAACTTATGAATTAAAATAGAAAGTAGGTGGTAATCATGGATTTATTTCAAGAAATTTTCAACGAAACAAGGGTATACTTTAATGAAACTTGTCAAATGTGCTGTGACAAAACAATGACTCAATTCTTTAAAGACCTACTACATTATAGAGCTAGCTCGGTTGGGCTTTGGTGTACAGACAAGCCAGAAATAATACCAGAAAACATAAGACATTTGTTTTTTGAGCTAAAGAAATAGATAAGGAGTAGAATAATGAACAGAAAACGCAAGGATGATGAAACGCATGAAAAGTATAAGGAAAACGAAAAAGTAGAACACTTTCATAAAGAATTTGTTACAGCAGCTAGGTTAGTATATGACCCGAGGTTAAATGGGCCAAAGATAGGTAGCTTTAGGGATAAAAGTAATTATAAGAAAAGGAGAAAATCATGATTGAAATAATAAAGACCATGATGATGTGGCTAGGAATATCTGCAACGGCAATGTTAATTATTAAATCGATAATTTCATTCGTGCAATGGATAAAGGAAGTCAATGAAACAATAAAACAGGAATTTGATATTAATTATTTAATTGGAGAGCTGTCTGAAATAAGGTTGTGTTACCACACATTAGAGAAGCAACACAGGAGTGATGTTTTTGGTATGTCTACAAGAATAGCATTATTGGAAAAGGAAAATAAAAAGAAGAAGAGAAAGAAGAAACAATGAAAGATTTTGTGTATTTAATGATATTACACGTAAGCCTACTTACAATGTATGTATGTGGTGAGAAAAGAACTACTATTTGGTATGTGCCTGTAATGCTATTTGCACTAGAGTTTATTAGGTTGAAATTCATAAGATAGGAGTAGCTAATGTGTATCAATGAACTGCTAGATAATATATATGTGGAATACAGGGTAAGTGGTAGGGAGCTTATACTGGAAGTATGCCCCTATTGTACAAAAAAGAAGCATCTATATGTATCGGCAGATAATGGTGCCTTTATTTGCCATAGATGCGGGGAAGCGGGCAACCTAAGAAGGCTCATGGAAGAATTGAAGCCAGGGTCGTCCGTATCGTTTAGTAGGCCAAAGATTCAAATAAAATTAGAACCACAAAGATACCCAGAACAGAAACTAGTGGATTACTACCATGGGCAGCTATTATCCAATATGAATGCAATGGGTAAGTTATATAGGTTAAAGGGATTCACTAAGGACACTATCAGGAAGGCAAGAATTGGTATAGCTAAAAATGGAGCCTACACATTCCCGCACCTTGAAAATGGAATACCTGTTTGTGTTAAATATTTCAAATATGATAACAACGGTAAGAGTGAGAAATATAGATATAAGGGTGGGAAATCTGTACCATGGAATATAGATTGCCTACCATATATTACTGAAACCGCTATAATAGCAGAAGGTGAGATAGATGGCGCAACCCTACTGCAACTTGGATATGATAATGTCACAGCAAATACACTTGGTGCCAATAGCTTCCCAGATACCTGGGTACATTATTACAAGGACATTAATAAGATAATAGTATTTTATGACAACGACTTAGCTGGGTTACATGGATCTTATAAGACTATAACCAAATTAAAGCCTATTTGTAGTAACATACATATCATACATCCACCACTTAAATATAATGATATTAACGAATGGTATAAAGCGGAAGGTGATTCTATTAAGGCAGAAATAGATAAGAAGATTAAGGAACTAGAAAGGATTAAGTAATGCCATTATATACATATAAATGTGAGAAATGTGGGCATGAGCATGATTTTAGACACTCTATACACGATAAACCACCTAGAAAGTGTCCTGAATGTGGTAGGAATACGCTATATCAGTCATTTAGGTTTAAACCTGGTATAATATTTAATGGTGAAGGATTCTATAGTAAAGATAATAGGGAAGGAGAATAATCATGGGTCACTACGATAATGCATGGGTAAAAATACCATTACAGCAATTCATGGATATAATGGATATAGGGGAAAGCCATAAGGAAATATGCGAATACATGAAGGGGGAAATTGAAGGAATAAGGAAAGAGAATATTAGATTGGTTAATATTATTAATAGGCCAGAACCGGAAGGATTAGATGATGAATAGAAGATTTGTATTTGATGTTGCACCCGTACCCAAGCCTAGAATGACTAAGCGTGATGCCTGGGCTAAGAGACCCTGTGTTACTAGATACTGGGACTATAAGGATGCATTGAAGGTGATATCATTAGAGTTCAGGGAACCGTTTAACCTGAAAGATGAGATGAAGTATTACTTCTATATCCCTATGCCTAAGTCCTGGTCTAAGCGCAAGAAGGCAGAAATGAACGGTACAAAACATAAGCAGAAGCCTGATTTGGATAATATGCTAAAGGCGATCTGGGACTCTATGTGTGCCGAGGATGAGGTAATATCAACTATAGGATTTGCTGGTAAATACTGGAGCTATGAAGGCAAGGTTGAAGTAGTTGATACTAGTGCAGAATCTATACTAGGAAAGGGGAAGAATTATGAGTGATCAGAACGTTGAGTATTACATGAAGGGCTATGAAGGTGGAATGAAGGTGGGCAGGGAAGAAGTGGAACTACTCAGTGTTGCCCTTGACACTGTATCATATTACGCAGCAATGAATCAGGACTGTACGCATTGTATAGTAGAAGAAGACAACCCTGGGGTTTGTGACGAAATGTGTACTGATTGTGCGCATGATATCAGGAAGGCAGCAATCAAGAGGGCGGAAATTAAACTTGCACAAATAGAAATAGATAGGTGTGCATTACAAGCAAAAATGGGCAAAAGGGAAGAATGATATGCATTTCTTAATATCGGATACACATTTTGGGCATAAGAATATAATAGAATACGAAAACAGACCATTCGAGTCCGTTGAAGAGATGGACGAAACCATGATACGTAACTGGAACTCTGTAGTAGGAATGAATGACACCGTTTGGCACTTGGGTGATTTTGCTTTATGTGGTGCAGAAAGAACCAGAGAAATAATACATTCACTTAACGGTAGGATTAAGCTACTTAAAGGAAACCATGATAGGCATAGTGTGGGCTGGTGGGAACGTGAAGGAGTAGAATTAATTAAAGGCAGGGGTATCTGGATTGGAGATTATATATTACTAACACACAGTCCTGTAACGGGAACACTAAACCCTAGATTGGTCAACTTCCATGGACATATACATAATAAAAAGGCAGATATGAGATATAATATAAATGTATGCGTTGAGAGGAATATGATGCACTATGTGCCACTCATGGCACCATTCCAGGGATGTTTAGCATACAAGGTAGTATGAAAATAACAAAATATGCATGACAGGGCCATACTTTACCATTAAATAAACATTCATGGTCGTAAAACGGCTCTCACACGGGCAGTTTTCACCAATAAGGCGATTCTAGGAGGTGTATTAATATGAGATCTCACCAAAGTCTTTAAGTACAATCATATTGTAAGCACTACCTATATCACTAGGGGTCAGTACATCATTATGGATATTCATATCACCATCTCTACTAAACTTATAGCTAGCATACTTCTCGTATATCTCACCTACTAGTTCTGAACAGAACGGTAATCTCTTATCAGCCAAGAAAGAACGCTTCTTCCATAATCTGAATGTTACCTTGTCTAAGAATGCGTTTAAAGTAGCTCTAGCTAATCCCATGTAAGCGTACCTGGAGTCACCTGAATCAACTAAATCGTCATGATAATCATTGATAGTATCCTGCATATGGACTACATTAATCTTTTGAAATACTCTTACTATCTTAATGTTCTTCTTATTCCAATTCTGCATCCTGAACTTAACACCATCAAAATTAGAACCTAAGCAGCTTACGGTATTGGTTCTGCCTACCTGGCTATATACTATCTCTGTATGGCCCGCACGACCATCAAATGCTTTCTGTAGCCAGCCAATAGGTGCTGAAATGCCTTCATATTTGGCCTCAAATAATAAAATATCACCTGGTTTTAGTTTTAACATACATTCCTCCGTTCATGGTTCACTATATACTATGAACTATGCGAATACTTTTATTAACAAACCTATTGCCATGAAGATTATTCCAGGTACGGAACCTATTAATGCACCTATTAACCCTCGCTTACCTGCTTCTTTTGCCATTTCTACCATAACTTCTTCCCTCCATTTGAATAGAATACTAATATCGCCAGTATTAGTTTCAGTTGCCTGTTGTACTTTACCAAATTCAATATCGTCAATTGCCATTATTGCGTTCTCCTTAGTTGACCTATGCCTGTACCTTCACCTGCTAATAATTGTGATACAGCGGGTATGGCTTTTTCTAGTGCCTCTACACCTGGTTGAATAAACTGACCTGCCTTGATAGCAGCAGCTATACCTGCGGGTTCAGTAGCCTTTAATGCAGCAGCACCACCAAGTATACCACCAGCTATTCCACCTGGCACACCACTTAACAGGAAGCCTACTCTGCTAGCAGCACCCGATCCTGCAAGTAGCGCGGAAACGGAAGGCTCTTTTATATTCTGGAATGTTTCAAAGGTTGCTGCGTTAATTAATTGTTGACCAGTACCCCTAGCCTGTGGATACAACTCTTCAAATCGCTGTAAATTCCTTATCTGTAGTGCCTTAGTACCAGTCTTACCTGCTAATTCCTGGGCTGTGCTACGTGCTGCTTGTTCGTTAATAATCTTTGTACCATCAGCTAGTAACCTTATATTGAATCCCTTTTCTATAGAAGTCTTTAAATTAATTGCATCAGCATATGCTTTATTCATTTTAACAGTACCTTTTGCTATAGGTTCTATACCCTTGTTAAGAAGGGTTGATTTAACTTTTGCTACCTGTCCAATAAATCCACTACCAATACCTAATGCCTCACCGCTTTTAACCATTTCATGCATACCCCTGTTAAGGTTTAGTGCTTCCTTGTATGAAATAGGATTCCCATTAACGAAATTCTCCAAGGCATCATCTGCTATCTCTATACCCTGCCTGCCTGCGCCAGCTTTAACCCTGTCTATGAATATCTTTTTACTTCCAGTTATTAGCCTAGCAGCAGCCTTGGTATTTACTTTCGCACCTGCCCTTATATTTAATGCATTTTGTGCAGTCTCGAATTGTGCTTGCGCATCATCGGCAAAGCCATTCAGTTGTGTAATGAGATCGTCACCAGCTTCCACTACCGATTGCTGTGGTGTTGTTATTACATCTGGATTAACCATTGCCTGCTTTAATGCCCAACCGGGAACTTTACTAGCAAAAGTTCTTGCTACTACCTTGGTACCCTCAACTCCAAGTGTAAAACTAGTGGATAGTGCTGCACCAATAAGGAATGTTGCTAATCCCTGACCAGCAGCTTGCTTGCTTGCAAAACTTAGTTTCTTGCCATGTATTAATTCTGTGCCAAGCCTTTCACCTGCCGAAATAAGACCAGAACCAGTTGCTTGTGCTATTCCACCAGCCAGTTTAGCCAATAAACCTCTACCTAATGCGGAAGCGGTATTGACACCCAATGCACCTGGTATGGCAAACTGTGCAGTTAATGCGCCTTCCTGTAGTGCTGCACCGAAAGATCCCTTCAAGAATGCTGGTAATTTCTCACCTATAGCACCTGGTGTTACTTCCGCTTTCTCTAATCCTTTTTCTAGAAACCTAGCGGCTGGGCCGACACCTAGTAATGGTGCTAATTGTGCTTGTTTTAATGGATCAGTCGCTATATCTAGTGCCTTCTGACCAATGAATCCACCAACTGCCTTACCTGCACCGACTATATCGCCTAATAGATCAACTTCACCACCTGGCTGTACCTGAACATTCTGCGATGCGCCGGTAACAGGTTCCCGTTGAGCTGGTTCTCCTATAATCTGTTGTTGATTAATCCAATCCTGAACCTCTTTCTGTGTTGCACCCTGTGCTTCCAGTGCATCTATATTCTCTCTTAATTCTTTCCCTGTAAATCTAGCCATGGTTATCTTCCTTTATTTGGTAATGTATATTTCTTACCAGCCGATGATTGTATATCAGTACCCTGCTCTGTTGGTACGCTCTGTAATGCTTTTTCCCCACCAGGTGCCTGTATATCGAAATCTATAAGGAAATCCTTATAGTCATTAAATCCGAATCCATCTTTCTCAAATACAGCCTTGATATTTCTGTTTGCCCTATCGGCAACGGCAGCCAGTCTTGCATATTTCTCAACAAGCGATAATGTCTTGTCGAATGGTAGACCCCTTAATGCCCTTTCGATGTCAGGATCGGTTAATACGCCACGTTCACCCATGCTTCTTGCATATGCTGCTGTTTCTAGGGTTAATTCTTCAAATGTTGCTTGATCGAATAGTAACTTTCGTTGATCTAATGTTGATACACCAGCCCTTGTGGCCTTTTCTGCTGCTTGTACCTTGGCAAATCCACCATAACCAGCGGGTAATTTCTGTATTAGTGTCTTGGCCTTACCAAATGCATCTTTTAATCTTATCGTTGTTTCAATTGTATCTTGTCGCAATTCCCTATCCTTTATGGCTTCCGCAATATTGGCCTTTCTTAGTGCTGTTCTCACTTGTCGCTCTTCCTTTAATTCAGGTGTTTCGGTTGGCCTAAATCCGGCAAACTCAAATTCTCCTGTATTAGGATTTTGTGTATAATTGGCTACAACTAAGTTATCCTTTCTCCATTCCCTTCTTTGTTCCTCAGTGAAATCGGAGTCCCTTAACGAAGCCTGGTCTTCTTCGGTGAATAATTTCCCTGTCTTAATGTTGTATTCCTGAAATAACGGTCGCTTGGTTACGTCAAAACGTACTGGAACCTCTAGGTCAACACCATCTATTGTTACTTTTTGTGGTTTCAGTGTAGTTCTAGCAATATCACCTGCAAGTTTGAATTTGCGTTGATTTGCTAGTACCCTCTGTCCCTCCGCACCTTGTCCTGTCTGTTGAAGTAAGCCAGGAATCGACTGCGGTGAAAGTGTGGCTAATGGCCCTATTAAATCTTCCAGACTCAACTGACCACTCTCCGCTGCTTGCAATATCTGGTTACGTGCAGATTCCTCCATGCGGAGTTGACCTATCTGTAAGTCACCCTTCTGTAATGCCTGTGATTGCGATTGTATCTCAGCAGGACTAAGAACATCCTTAGATATATCTGCCGGACTTAAATCAAACGAACCTACCCCTGGTATACTTATTGCCATCTATTTCACCCCTTTACTTGCTTTTCTATACACTAGCCGCCTCCTGCTATTTTGCCACCTATCGAACTAAGTAGCGAAGCTGTACCACCAAGAAATTTACTACCTATCTTACCTATCTGTTCTGTACCGCCAGCCTGTACATCACCGATGCCTATCTGTAAACCTGCTTGCTGACCGCCTGTTTGTTGCTGTATCTTAGCTATGAGTTGCTCTAGTTGCGATTGTTGACCTGCAACTCCTGCACCTTGACCCAATAACCCTTGCAATAATGTTTGCCTTTGCGCTACATTCTGTGCTGATAAATTAGCCAAGAAATCACCAATTTGAGTACCAGCAGCACCGCTGCGTGACAAACCCCTTGCTGACAACTGCTTTGTCAACTCTCCAATGCCGCGTTTAGCGAAAAAGTCAAACGCACCACCGCTGGGGCTTGTCACTTCGCCACGTAGTTGCTTAATAACATCAGTAGTTAATCCCTGGAATGGCTGAAAAATATCCTGCGCACCCCTTAGTGTACCAACGGATTTTTCCTCGGCTCCACGCAATAAATCGCCAGCCTTCCTTAATCCTGTTTCACGCTGACCTGCCGCCTGTGCAGCTTTCCCACCTCCAAAGATTGCACCTAATGCACCCAATTCTAGTGCTACCATATTATTTCACCTTCCTCCCCTTCTCCTTCTTTTTCTCCACCTTTTGACCATTATCATTTACCACAGGTAATGGATTACTGAATTTCCGTGTTAAAACCAATACAGGTTCCGCTACTTCCACTCCATATGCCTTAACCGCCATATTTAATATTTCCTTTACTACTGCTACCTCTTCATTACTTAATTCAAATACTGCCATCTCATTCCTCCTTTATATTTGTTTAGACGTTATCTTTGCTAGTTGTGTATCCAGGTATGATAACCGAGCTGACTTACCGGCCTTGTCAATATCACTCCTGCCTGAACTGTAACAATTCTCTGGATACTCCCTAATCTTACGCTCAATAAAATCGTCTTGTGACTCTGGATTCTCGATAAGTTCATGTTTATCATCTTCAATGGTTGCTGAATACTTCAGGTAACTTCCAATCGTATCTAGTAAATCATCATCTATTGTTATTTGTATATCCACCCTTATACCTCCTTTATTAAATTACCCCTTGTAAGGAATGGGTTAATCCTACATAGTCTATTTGAATATTATGCGATGCATTACCTGCTGTTTGATGATAAACCCTTATTTTAGCAGCCCCACCGCTAACGTAATTTCCATTACTATTTCTTGGAATATACATCGTCATACTATCATGAAAATCATCTGAATCTTTAAATACCCTCAATGTATCCCAGGCAGAACTATTATAATTCCATATATCCCATGTGACATAATGGGTTGATAAACCATCATATATCCATCTTGTAACTACGAATGTTGGGTATTTATCTACATTAGAAAATATAAACTCTACATCATATCCTGGCGCCCCAGTAGTTTCTTCAATTTGATATACATTTCCATCAAACATTGCTTGTACATCTGATACTGAACCGGAGGAACTATCAAGGGTGTTTTCTGTTATCGAACTAGGTACAAAATCTGTCCACTTGAGACTGCCTGTTGCAACTACTGCGCCCGATTGCTCCATATAAAGCAAGTCACCATCTGCCCCAGTTCCCGTTCCGTCTCCCATCCAGAATACGGCCTTGCCCTCTGTTGGATCTGTTGGATCCGAGGATAATTCTTGGATTGTTATTGCACCTGCTACTTCTAGTTTAGTGAAAGTACCTTTGCCTGTTGCTGAAACACTTGCCAAGACATTACTAGAACTATCTATCCAATTCTGCATATTGCCAGACTGACTTGCAGCCCCAGTAAAACTTATTTCTGTACCCGCTATGGTGGGGATCACTATCGCGCTATCAAGAATTATTGTGCCATCTTTTTCTGGATTCGATTGTAATGTTAAATCCCCACCAGATAAAGTGATATCACCATTAATTGTTTGTCCACCAGAACGACCCGCCAATGCTGCGGCCCATGTATGATCTGCGATATCATCAAGTCCCGATAAATTACCATGATTTACAGATCCTTCTGTAAAATGTAACGAATCATCATTGATATGTATATCTATTAAGTCATGGGTAAAATCGCCAACATCTGTAAGTAATGTGTGGCTCCTGTTTTCAATATCCGATAATGTTGAATCTGTGAAATCTAGATTTACCCACTTGAGTAAATCCAGGCCTTGTAATGCCTCGCGTACTTCACGATACCAGCCCTGTAGGTTCTGTTCACTTACTAGGCCAGTTGGATATGGACGTATTTTTAATCCCACTATACTATCTCCTATAATTTATCTAACTTAACGATGTCTTCCTCGGCACCTATGATTGTAACAGGTGTGTTCCCAGTTGACACTATCTCGTACTGTCTTGTTCTGTAAATTCCTAAGTTGTCAAATCCCCTAATAAATTCAGTATCACCAATTTTGCCAAGATCTATTTCTTTTTCGTTTTTATAAACAGAATCACCGTTATTTCTATATTTTATCATTAGCTTACCTGACTGCTGACTTTGGATTAGTGTTGCAGACCATGGGGATTCCAGCGAACCCTCTGGGTCGGTTATCTCCTCATACGTTATAACATTACCCTCGTCCTCGCCGTATCTCACATTCGGTGGTGAGAAATCTTCTGTCCACCTAGTAATATGGCTCATGCGCCATTCATCTATTTTTCCATCGAGATACACCGACGAGAGTGGATCCCAACCAAGCTTGAAATCCTCACCTCCATCATAATTCCATTTCTCTAACCAATCTGGCTCCAATCCAACCTCCGTGGGTTCCATGGTGTCGAAACCCTGCGAAACACCATTAACAAATAATTCAAATCGAAGTATGTCGCGCTCATCCCCTCCACCAAGATTTATACATTGCAAGTAAACATGGTGCCATTGCTCGGTATTTAATACATAACCCCATTCGATCATGTGTGTTCTCCACTGATTTATCGGATACGCAGAATAACAACGTACAGTAAATTGGTTATTAAGTAAATAAAATTCCCAACCAGAATTACCACCAGCCGCATTAGAAGTCATTGAAAAGAAGGGTTGTTTTACTGTTGTTGAATTTAAGTACACCCAAAAATCTATATCCAAAAAATCATTTTCATTGGGTTTAAAATGTGTATGTTCAGAGAAATATACAAACTGATCGTTGGTGAAATCCATCGAATAATCGCCAAACTTCTTGATGGAATTATTGAATAAAACGCCGGTATCTTGACCATTACCATTATCGTAATACGGCCCCTTTCCGACCGCATCGTTATCATTATTGTTCTCGCAATGTTTCAATACAAAGGTATCACTATCGTTGCCGGTTAATTCGTGATTAATTGGTACTTTTACCATTACTGAAAACCTTCCTTATCCTTATTATCATCTAACTTAAATACATTCTCTTCCGCACCAACAATCACGAATGGTGCGTTATCCGTAAACGCTATTTCGTATTGTCTTGCCCGATAAATCTTTTGATTAAACATCCTCGCAATAAATTGTGTATCACCTATTCTGTTTAATGATACATGTTTCTCGTTAGACCACGTTGACTTACCGTCATCCCTATATCTTATCATTATTTTAGGATCTGTTCCAACTACCATTATAAACTCAATTTCCCGCGCTTTATTTTAAATCTTATCTCCCTGCTGCGCTTCCTACCCCAATCATCATGTTCTATCCAACCAGTTCTTTTTAGTAATCGAATAGTATCACCATTATCACTATAATAATTACTACCCATCGAATATATATTACCATTCCTTCTATCACCTACTAAATGCATATTCCAATCTTCTGCATAACAGTACGAATCGCCAAGGAAGCGATCGTAACTTGTTGTGCCTTGATTCCAAAAACACCATTGATACCATCCATCATTCTCTAGATCATGTACGTAACTCTTATTTGATTCTGGAAACCTGAACAATAGCCAGTGACGACCATCAACGGTTTTGTAATCACACGTTGCACCACTTATGTCAGATAGCCCCTGCAATTCCCTGTCGAATGCAGTTGATATAATAGTAAATACTCCGTTCACTAACTTCCCTATCCGTCTTTCGTTATTCATAAAATATACTGCGTTATTGGCCTTAGTTATCGTTCCTATCTCAACGCATCCTGTCTCGATGGTAAGCTCCTCTATCCTTTCAAATGGTGTAGATGAACCAGCATTATACCAAGTCTCGATACTCTCTGTGCCAAACACTAATATATGTCTGAAATTGACGAGAATGCCAGTTACCTGATCAGCCTTTGTTCGTGGTTGAATCGTATCACTAGATGACCAAACCTTACCAAATAGATTATTAGACCACTTCCAACTATTGCTGTCAAGATCGGCAGCAAGAATGTAGTCATCAAGGAAATCTACCATGGATGCCCTCAGTGGTGCATCTCCATCGGGTATAAACGCTGTCTTATTTGTACCATCTGTAAATACGATTTTGCCACCATTGCACATATATAAACAGGTGCCATCATTAGTAAATGATACCTTTCCAGTCGCGGTCAATCCGTCACCAGTTAAGTCGGTAGACGATAATATATTGCTTACTGGGTTTCTTGTTATCTTATAAATATTACCACCATTTACTGTGGCTACCAAGCCCTCTTTTCTCCACCAATATAAACCCTGGCTAGCATCCCTGCTGTCTACGTTTACCGTGCCTTCCTTCTGTAGCCCAGGCCGCTTCACTGTCGATCCTGCCTCATTCACGTAACCATCAATCAACTCGTCGGAACCCTTGTTGCCAAGTTCAACTTGATCAACATTTTTATATGGTAACTCGTTTATTGGTAATTTTTCCCAAGTCATAACTGTATCCTTAATACCACTTGGCTATAATAAGTCTAGTAATCTGATCGAAGTCATTTGCCGCATGTGGTGTTGCCGTTACACCCGTATTGTTTTTGTATTGAATAGCAAATGTATCTCCTGCTTTAACATTGCGAACAACTACAGAATAGAAATCATGAAAATTGTCATCCGATGCTTGTCCTGTTCTCCCCTGGAATACCTGATTATTATTGTGTAGAACTCTCATTAATAAAATAGTTGTAGTGCTATCAGAAGCTCCACTTGCAAATCCATATCCGTTTAACTGAACAACGTATGTGCCATTCTGTGATACTGTGAATGTATTCATGGATGTTGTATCATTAAACGAAAACCCCACATTATCACTTACGTTATAGAAATTAATCGTAGCAGTTGCACCGTTTGCCATGGTATCTTTAACACTCTGGAAATTATTCACATTAAGATATGGCATGTTTGAAAAATTTACGTTTCCAGTAGTTTCTATATTCGCTGCATTCAGCGTTGTCGTAATTGATATTTTATTACCCGTAATATTTCCACCAACTTTCAAATCTCCACTAACCACAAGATTACCGGACGCTATAATATTGCTACTGATAACTAGTTGGTTTCCTGGGCCAGCAGCACCAATCCTGTCAGTCAGCAACACGTTCACCGAAACCTTTCCATCATCCATAATCCAAACCCTCGTTATTTCATCATCGCTTGCTAATTCAAGCCCACCGCTATCATATGCTGCTATCTTTTGGTCAACTACAATTGCGGTACCATTATTTATAACACGCAATTGCCCACTAACGGTGACTGTTCCGCTATGATCTGGAGTGTAATAAAAATATGCTAGATTATCCCACGTATCATAACTAGCATCCTCATCCGTGGTAATAACAAATTTATATAGCCCATCACCGTACACATTTGCACGTCCATTTGAATCTAGTATAATTGGATTGGTTGCAGCCGTATTCATTGCGCTGTCTGTCCATAAAGATACAGCGGTTGAAGTACCCGCCAAATATGTAGTAACCTTGTAGCCCGAAAGTGGATTACCGCTAATATCTTCTAGTCCAACTAACAATTCATAAACCTGAACAGCCCTTGAACTAGCAAATGTATTTACCGATAAAAGAACAAACAATATAAGTAACCCTGTTAATATTTTCTTCATTACTATCCTCCGTTATTTAATATATGGAATCTATGAAATCACTCTCGCTATAGTCCTGGTCGCCAACCATTGCCTTTTCCTTCTCCTTGTCGGCGAGTGATTCGTAATTCCTTTGATATGTTATTGTATGTCCGTATTCAGGTGCTAGATCGGCGGCTAATTTCCAAATTAAATACCTATACCAGCGTTTCGGCACATCTGGTACATCGCCTGGGCCACTTGGCCTGGTCAGCGATTTTGCTACCAATAAATGGATCACATCTGTTGTCCTATTCGGCATATGGTATAGATGACATTTCAATGCAGTATCTTCACTTGAGATAGTTTCCTCTATATACAATAAGTCTGACGGTGATCCCTGGCTTGTTTTGTCTGAAATATCTGCCCATCTATTACCGTTTATTAAAAGTAATTCGCTGTCAGAATGGTTTGTGTCTCTTGAAAATGCTTGTTCAACCTGTAGCACATCTGCGTCGAGCGTAAAGTCCGAAACAGACGTATAGGCTGTTGAGTCGGCCCATACACCACCCGTATCGCCGCGTTTACGCCAATATGTAGTATAATCTGCACCAGTTACGGGCTTATTGCTAGATGAGGATGTGTGGCTCTTTATGCATGTATATACTTCACCATCGGTTCCGTCCACTTCGCTACTGGCTGTCATTGTCTGCGTAATCCAGACCTTGTTCCATAATCGAACACCGTCATTGGCACCTAAATCGTCAATGATAATAGTCAAAGCATCCTTACATTGGGCTGTCTTATCTGCGTCAGGATCTTCGCCTTCCGCTATCGCACCAACCTTCCTTAATGATGATTTGAATATTTTCGATCTATCAAATGTCCATGCCATAATAATTTCCTTTTACTAGAGTGGGGTGCCCCTGATTGACACCCCACTACGATTTTCACACTACAATTTCTTCAAACTCACCTTACTAGGCCCACTTGTAAGCACTCGTATTTTCTCAATATTAGTACTTACACTTTCAGCAATAGCGAAAGACTTGCCCCACCGAAAAGTAGCCGTATGGTCAGTTGTAACCTGAATACCAGCAATAGGCGCATGGTTTTCGGGTAGCCTTGGATACTCGTATCTGTCAACACGCCCCGCATCAACTGTTATGGTTCCAGCACTATTAACACTGAACAGATAGTAAACACTTGAACTTACGTTTTGTGTTGGTAGATCAATATCTGGGGAATCAATAGTATACGCAGAATCTTTTTCCATAGAATACAATTTGCCCTGGATACTAAACGTAACGGGATACTGAACATTGATCGATATCCCTATCGCTTGTGTAGCCGCAACCCCTGCGTCATTTAATGCAACATTTAATATTGCATCCTTCATGTTGGTGAGTAACTTGACAATATCACCTTTGTGATATCCATTTTTGTCAATATTAGCACCAAATGCAAGCGTAAACATAAGCAGGAAAACCATTAATAACAGTATAAACTTTTTCATACCTTCCTCCTTTCCTATAAGGAATCACCACCGGCACAATAGCCGGTAGCTATCCTTACATCGTGATTACGCTAAATCCTGACCTGTTGAATGACCAACAAGGTAAAATACCACTTTCGCCGTTGACGCATCATTGCTCAACGTGAAAATAACCGTGTCAGCAGATGCATAGAACCTTCCACCGGCAACACTGTCCGTTGCCTCCAGCGTTGTCCCGTTATTTGCAGCAGTTTCGATATCTGCACTTGCATCATAACCATCCGCAGCCGTACCATCACCGATAGTACCTGTGCAAGTACCTCCTTCGCCGGTAAGGGTATACCAGCGCACTTCCTTCCCGAAGTAATCCGCATCAACCTCGAATAACTGGATCACATCACCAGAGGAAGCACTCGTTTCTCCGAAATCTACAACACATCTACCGATACCGTCCTTGGTATTAATATGCTGCGGTGCAGAAACCTTCCATTTTGTTACAGTAGCCATTATCTTTTCCTCCTTTCAGATTATAGTCCAGCGACATTAGTTCTAGCAACGATAAACGCTATAGAACCATAGTCTTTGCTGTCGAATACGGGTTTACCGATTTGGAACATGCCTTTCCAGCACAACCCACGTTCCTCATCATAACCAAAGTCCCTGGTTACAATCCTTGGGATTCTAGCCCACGCTATAACTAGTGATTGTGCGCCTATTAACGTACAGTGTGCATATGGAACATTACCAGATACACCAGCATCTGTACCGATAGGTACAAATTCACTTTCGATTATGATAACATTATCGATTACCGATTCCGCTATTGCGAATAGTGGGTTATCTTTACCACGCTTCTCCGCTAATCGTGCACCCTCTTGGAATGTGGAATCAACACGGAAATCTGCAAGTACATCTGGGTGAGCAAGTAATACTAGGTAATTTCCACCACCAATCTTAAACGGACGCAATGGGATATAAGCCCTGTCGCCACCCGTAAAAGCCCAGGAACGTAAGAATCTGAATGAATCAGGTTTAATCTTATCGTCAACCGTGATTGCTAGTTTTGCGGCATCAACACTTGCGGCACTTGTTATCTGTGCCTCTACTCCACTGGGATGAAATACCTTTGTAGGTGAAGTTGTTAAAATATCCATGTGATATTGATCCAAATTCTCAGCTACATTGGTTACTAATGCTTTCCTGTTCTCCTCTCCTAATCCGTACATAGTACGTTGGTCAGATAAATCAAGGTCATACCGTACTGGTAACTTACGCATATCTAACGTAATACTATAGTCGAAATCTGAAATCTTGTTTTCTTGTCCTTCGGCACTTGCTCCACCAACCAAGAAATTCTTTCCTAGTCTAGGCACTAAACCAAATGTGATTCTATCACCCTTGCTTTTTTTCCATGCCATTTTTTCGTGTACTGGCATGGTGCCATCACTGCTTGTCAGTCCCTTGAATAACGATAGTTTGCGAACATCTGTCCAGAGTCCACTATCCCATAGCTTCTTGGTTAAAGCATCGCCTGTCAATTTCTCAAAAACTGCCATTTACCTTCAACTCCCTTCATGATTTTTTCTCTAACTTCTTTAGCAATTTCGCGGCTTCTCCTGGTGGCAAGTTAAGAATTTCCTCTTCGGTTAATGATACGTCGTCATCATTAACGTTTTTCACACCACTAGCCCCACCATCCATACTCTCTTCACTTGCTGCCTTCTTGATCTTATTGGCTACTTTCCCTGCTTTTTTCGATAACTCCTCGATTGTCTTATCTCTAGTTGAAATAGTTTCTTTCAATTCTACTATTTCCTTTTTCTGCTTGCTCCTGTGAAATAAATTGAATAAATCAAATTCGTTCATTTGATAAATATCATTCTTCATGTCAGTACTCAGTTGCTCTTTCAGAAATCCATCCTCCACTAAGATATTAACAATGTCTTCGACTTCATCATCAAACCCCTCCGCTTTTCCACCTAACCATTCTTGCCGTGCTTGCCTTTTCTCCATTCCCTGTATATCCTTAGCTAGTTTTAGTGTTTCGCCTTGCTCCGCATTCTTTGCAATAATATATTCTGTTGCTTTCTGCGGATCTGACTGATACAATTCTGCTAACTGCTCTTGTGATATATCAGGTAATTTACCAGTTGTACCATCCCCTATCTGTTTCCTTAGATCACCTATGATATTCCCTTGCTTGTTAATAAACGCAGCCTGATCATCGTTGCGTTTATTCGATTTCCCTACTTCAACCTTTAATGCGGCAATCTGTTCCTCTACCGATAACTTTTTGTCTTTATCTTCGGATTCTTCTTTGTCTTCTTCTTTTTTTTCGTCTTCGGCATCTACCTTCTCCTCTTTTTCTTCTTTCTCTGATTTCTTTTCTCCTTTCTTTTCACCCTCATCGTCATCATCTTCGTCTTCTTCTTTTAAGACATCTTCAACTTCCTTTTTCCCGTCTATCAATGCCTTGCTATCCTCATCGGATAATCCAAGTATCTCCTCTTCTGTTAAACCAACCTTTTCATCATCATCCTGATCTTCTATCTCTACATCTTCTTCTTTTACCTTTACTTCACTCATTTTACTTCTCCTTATTGGGTAGATTTTTCTAGTATTCCCAGATTCAGGTAACAGGCACATTGCTGTGGTATCCCCGATCTTGAGCTATAGGTATAATAATTTACCACCTCCAGTTTATAGTTTTATGTCAAATTCTTTTCTTACACTAAATTTATCGACCGAATCATACAAGAAAACACTTCTTGGATTTGCATCCTCAAACCATTTCCTGCTAGAATGTGTATAACCAACCTTAAAATCCGCAATGCTCCATAGTACACCAATATCCATTCTTGTTCCTGCATGGTTAAAATCCATCTTGCTACCACGCAATGCGGTATAACCCTCGCTCATTCCTAATTTCAAGTCAATACCATCCGTTAATCCTATTGTTGATTTTATGAGTAATTCAACACCCGCGTCACCATTAATAATCTTATTGTACGATGCCTCCGTAACAACTCGCATATCAAATGCAAATGCACCGAGACTAAGTAAGGAAACTATAAGAATACAAATAAGTTTACTCAAGATCAATTGCCTCCAATTCCTCTATATCTTTAGCTGCATCAATTTGATCTTTCTTTACAATATAAGTTGGGTCTGTTTCCACGAGATGCCTCAGTGTTATGAAATATAATTGATCTATTTTGGCACTTTTAAGTACGTCCAAATCAACACTGTCAATGTCCTTCTTTCCATTGCTATTCATCTCAGTAATTACACCATCTACATTCTCTAGGTATTTACTCTCAACACCATCAACTTCTGGCGACTCTACTCTTAGATACTTCAATTCCGATATTTCGTTCTTGTGTTTTAATCCCAATTCCTCTAATCGATAAACCTTCCCATTACTTTTCCTTACAGCATATAACATGATAAGCCTCCCTTAGTTTCCATGCAACCTATTTGGTGGGGTGAAATTCCTAGTCCACATCGCCCTACCATTTACTATCCTGAAATTTGAATACCACGCAAAATTCCCCTCCGCTGCGCCACCAATGTCCCACTCGCTAATTACTGGACACGATTTAATTGAGGTGAGATTTGCGACCGAAACCCCATTCTTATATAAATCAAATCTGCCTTCGTGCCTAACTATAGCAACATGAGTCCATATATCAGCCACAAAATTAGCCGAATCCTCTACATTATCCTGACCTCCACCTTCTCCCGTGGGCCATGCAAGACGAAAGGAAAGCTTGTTTCCATTGGTTATATAGAATTGAATGGTTCCATCTCCTGCACCAACAGGACTACCATAACCAACCCTATGCCAATTACTATCAACCGTATCTACGTTTATCCAGAAATCAATAGTAAAGTCGCCAGTGCCAAATTGAAAATCCGAAGGATCAGCGGTTCCCATTCGCAGATAGCTACCATTACCATTGATATAGATAGTATCATTACCGAAAAATTGCCTTAAGCCACTCCATGAGGCATTCCCGTTTACAGCAGGTGTATTTGCTAGTCCACCCCTGCTATCATCATTAAATGTAGTGCTGCTTCCAGTTATATACAACACGGTATCGTAAGTATTTCCTACGCCCGTATTGCCCTGTGTGACCATAGTAGTCCCAAAACAATTAAGCGACAATATCCCAATTAGTAAAAATATCCATATTTTTTTCATGTTATTGCTCCTATGGAGTAGTCCATGTCCACTTAACCGTCATGTCACCACCATCGTTACCAGCCCCCGCAGCGTTACAGCTTACAGTCATCGCGTCACCATCCACTAGGTCTGGATCACTAAATGTAGTAGTTGTCTTGAAATCACTAGTTGGTAAATTCATTGTAAGAGTAGCTACACCTGTACCGTTTACAGTTAGATCAATATTTGGCGAAGCCCCCCCACCACTATCGTGAGTCAAGAAAGAAGCCTCGAAACTACGCAGTGTACTATCACCACTACCGTGAACGTATAGTGTTAATGCGAATTTTTCTAACATATCCGGCTCAACGGTTCCCAATACATTTCCAGGTAAGACAAATTGTGCGCTATGAGTTACCGTGCCACCACCACTTGCGGCAGTTGTCATTTCAGTCCCATCACTAAATTTGTATGAATTTGCGGATACTGTTCCTGCAACATCTAGTTTATTTTGTGGATCATCAGTACCGATGCCTACATTCCCGTTATCCGTGACAACCACCCTTTCTTTCCAGCCGCTTGCGTATGTGAAAATCACAACACCCTTCTGATGCGCCCTAAGTTGTATCCCTTCCGATCCATCACCACTAGCATCACCCTTGTCATGATCGGTCGCAATATATGGATTTCCTGATGTAGACTTTATGCCGTTTGCCAATCGTATGGTCGTGTTATAAGTAATTGCTCCTGTATAATTCGGAGTCACGTATCGAGTATCTGCATTCGCCGTGATAATCCCAATTGAGCTAATACCCGCGTATCGCAAGTCCGCGTTCGCCGTGATAATCCCAATTGAGCTAATACCCGCGTATCGCAAGTCTGCATTCGCCGTGATAATCCCAATTGAGCTAATACCCGCGTATCGCAAGTCTGCATTCGCCGTGATAATCCCAATTGAGCTAATACCCGCGTATCGCAAGTCTGCATTCGTAGTTGTCATCCCTCCTCCAACTTCGTCAACACCACCACTCATTGAATATCCATTATGATGTGCCTGTGTGAATGATGTAAATACCACAAGCAATGAGAATAGTAAGAATAATTTTATGTATTTCATTTATAATCTCCTTTACTTTGTATCTCTTGATACTTTGATAATGATCGGAATATCGCCAGACGCAGACAAGAAATATGCTGTCCAGTATTTAGTCGTTGAATCCTGGTAAATATATGGCGTACTTAGTATCGTTTCTGCTGGTACTGGTATATCCCTTGCATCTGCCGTTCCCGTATTGGAATAATAAAATTTACCCTCCGAAACAATTGCTAAATATCCATGTACGTTCGATGTAACCCTTGTACCAGTTGTGGCATTTACTGTTATCTGTATTTCACCAACTTCTTTCATTCTTGGAAATGGACTAGCCGCGCATGCCATTCCAGCAATCATTAAAACTAATATTAATCCGCTGAATATCTTCTTCATTTTTTACTCCTTTTTATTTATTAAACTTGCCCAGGTTGACCTGGTTGTTCTTGTCCTCCTCCCTGAGCTTCTTGTATATCCTTTATGTTAGCCAATGCAGTTTTTGTTATTTCTACTTGACCTGTCTTCTCTGATTCGGCTGCCGATGCTTCCTGTTGCTGTTGCATGGATTGCAACCATTTGTCTTTCAGTTCTTGTGAAAGATCTAGTAATTCTATAATCAATACTGGCGGTACTGAGCCAGGTTGTCTTGAGTTCATTTCCAATAATATCGAAAGATCTGACATTCTCTTTGTTGGACTTGACTTGCTTTCATCAACAACGATATCATATTTTTCATTCTGTGCCAGATTCAACCTTGTTGCCAGTTCCTTTTTATCGTGTTCCTCTATTGGCTTACCGCCTATAATAACTGGGTCTTTCTTTGTGCTTAAACTATTTATTAATCTTAATATATCTTCTGGTTCCCTGACTACACGCAAGAGTGTTAAGTATTTCCTGGCAATATTCTTTTTTGCTGTAGAGAAATTATCGTATAAGTATTCGTTACCCATCAGGGATGCTAATTGTTTCCTCATGAAAACAAATCCCGTTTCGTTCGACTCCGATTGTCCGAGTAGCGCTGGTGATATATTTAGGTTTTCATTCATTTTCTGTGATGCAAACTGTTCGGCATTTACTAGTTCACTTGGAAATCTTACACCCTCTTGTTTCACTGGTGGCCTATCCGTATTCCTTATGTTTCCAACAAATCCTGGCTTTCCGCTATCTTTATTGAATTTCGCTTTATCCCTTGGAGTATCGAATGTTTGTGAATCCACAAACCAAATATACGAAGCCATCTTATTTAATATATCGCTAAATTGGCTATGGCGTTTATTCACCTCTCGATTCATATCCTTGCCTTCTTCGACTTTACCCCAGAAACTATTTCGTCTCTTGTTTGCGTAGCAAGGTGTTATATCAAAATCGTCTAGCAATGCATATCTTGTCTCAAGTACAATATCGCCAGCAAATGTCATAACTTTCATCTTTCTTGATTTTACCGTTTGTTCTTCAAATCCAAATATGCTCTTAATACGTTCTCGATCTTTTTCTTTCAAATACTTACACACCTTTGCTGTCATATAAAAATCATCATTTGGGTTATACAAAATATCAACTGAATCATATTCCCATTCTTGTAATTCCACTAATCTATATTCTTGTTTAGCTATATCAATAAAATCAGTGGTAATGCCAGATACCGCAGCCTCGCTATCAGGTGTTTCATAATTCTTGCCTGGTATAAGCTTGTCTGGACTGCCATCTTGTTGCCATTTAGCAAAATCTGCATCTATTTCTTCGGCCCTTTTCGGATGTAGTTGCTTGAGTTTAGCCAATGAATACCATTTATCCTTTAGCATATACTCCATGTCAGATGCGTCTATCTTGTTATGTGGGCCGTAACGAACGTTCTGCCAAGGGAATTTTTCTAGTTTTATAACACCCTTTAAGTCGTCGAATGTATCTATGTAGATCCGCATGTTCCCGCGACCAGTTATACATTCATCTTCAAACGCAAATACCTCCTCCAGGTGTGCAACATCGCCACCTAGATCGTATTTTATACAGAAGCTATAAATCTCTGATACCCACTGATCGCCACCTTCTAGCGGCCTATATGTGATGTCTGTCTTGTTGCGCCTGAAATATCCTGTCAATAAATCTATCTTTGATTTTAATTCCGGTAACGATAGGCAGGCACGTTTTTCCTTTATCAATTTGGCCTTTATTTCATCGTCCCACATATTCATCTCAAAGAAGTCTTCAGATTCAAAAGCTTTAACCCGTGATGCTTTTTCTATGTCATCAGCTATATGCCAAAGCTTCCTACCCCTTGTTGCCTTCTCAACCTCATCTTTTACCTTTTTCTTTTTGTTTTCTTCTAATTTTAAATCAGCAAATTCGTGTACGTGATCGTTTACATCCTCCATCTCCCAGTGCGCTGGTACCCCTTGTTCGATTATCTGCTGTGTTTCGGGGTCTATTTGTGGTTCCTGGTCTGGAACATAAATTAAACCGTGCTTGTGCTTCCCGTCTGTCGACGTGGTGCCTACTCCGTCATCACGCAAGTACATGATGTGGTCATGCTTCCCCTGCTTCTTTGCCATCATTATTTTGTTTTCCACAGTTTAGACCTTTCGTATTTTATACTGCCATCCAGCTATTCGGGCCATTGGTTGCATTCTCAAGGAATAGATCGTCATCGCCATATTCCTCATCGTAGGGACACGCCTTCGCCTTTCGGTTGGTTGCATGTGTGATATCGTCTGTTAAATATGTCTGTACCAGCGCATCAGCCTTGTTTGGTGATGTTAGTCCGTGTGCCTTCATCTTGCGCTTACTCCAGAGCTTTATCTTTCCGTCATCTCTGTCTTCTAATTTTAATGACGATAGTTCTGCGATTAGCCCATCGTCATTTGGTATTGATATATCGCCACATTCGAAAACTGTTCTTAATTTCCAGTATAGCTCCTCGCGTAATCTATCGAAACGTTTATCGTCTATTGATGCTTTCTCGCCTACGTTTACGCTCCAGATAATTATTTGATCTAACCAGCGCCTTACTAGGTTGTACACACCATTGCCTATCTGGTTGCCATCAATAAGAACTATGTCTGGTAGACCCGATTTCCTTGTTGATAGATCACCGCAGTATTTAGCTACCCATTTTGCTATAACAACCGTATCTGCGCTATCTTTTACCTGGATATCTATTACCTTGTTTCCCCATCGTGTTACTATTGCCGATAGGTCTATACCGCCACCTATGTCAACTCCAACCTTCAGTGGATCTTTGTCCGTGGTTTCAATATCCCTGTCTACTGCATTCATGATCCATTCCCAGGGGATGAGCGTATCTGGATTTACCCTTGGGAACTCGCCTTGAACCCAGATCCTATATGCGTCCGTGTCGGTTCCCCTAAACTCTATAGCCGCTGCCTCTAGGTAGTCTGCTGGGTAAAGTTCAGGAACCTCCTCTGCGTTCCAATGAAATGTTTCCCAAAGTTTCGTTATGTCTGGATCTAGGTGCGTCCTAGCCGCGTAGCCAGTGGTTCTCACTGGATTGAATATGATTATAGCTAAGTTGCATTCGCCTGTTAATGTTCCTGTTATCGGAGTGAAAACTGGATCTGGTACTGAGCTGGCTTCGTCAACTACTAGCATCTGGTACGGATTATGGCGACCGGAAAGCGTTTCTGCCTGGTCATCGCTACTTGCCTTGGCGTTACATGTTCTTGCAACCATCCACCATTCGGAACCTTCCTTGGAGCCATCAGAACTGGTGCCTTTAACATAAATCTTCTCTGCGTTCCATTCCCACATCTGGGAAAGTAATCCGCTATATTCTGCTGTGCCATCGCCTAAGTCTTCGTTGCTTCTGCGTAACCAGACAGCGATTTCGCGCCATAATACGTCTTTTAGTTGGTCTTTTGTGTTTGCTGTAGCTAGGATTGAGGAGTATTGGAAACAGGTGCCAAACCAGAGCATTGCCATAACACACCACGTATCTTTTCCGCAACCCCTGCCTGCACGGATTGAAATACCCTTTTTTAATACTAGCTTGCGTTCGCTCGGCGAGAGTTTGTGTCCACGAAATGACTTGCATTTCACCCTCGCCAGATTGCCTAGAGCATCTAGGGCTTCTTTTTGCTGCCTAGTCGGCGTGATTCCAATAGCCTCTACAGCGAACTTGTAGGGGTCATATTGCCATGTGTATATTAAGTCTTCTAGTTCTTTTTCTTGGTCTACTGGCACGTTGTTATCTCCTACGATATCGAATATTGAAATGTGTATACAGTATCGCCTATATCCATTTGATAAATCATGTACGTTGGCTTTCCGTACTTTAACGGGCCGGATGCCTCTATCCCCTCGAAATAATCCTCGCCCTTTACCGCTACTTCCTGTGTGGCACTGTCTTCAATGAACTTTTCGGATTCCTTCTTCAGTTCCTTCGCGCTTTTGAACAGCTCCTGAAAGTTGCTCAATAAATCCTTGAACCCGTCACTCTGTTTTTCGTTTCCCATCACTGATCAGCTCCTGTCTTTTGGCTGGCACGGCAGGACTCGAACCTGCATTTGTCCGGTTAACAGCCGGAAGCATTACCATTATGCTACACGCCAATTAACTAACTAGGGTTTTCTACCCCCTCGTTAATTAATATACCACAAAAGTATACCAAAACCTAACTAAAATATATGGTTAATGGAAAATAGTTTACAAATTTGTCAGAAAATATTCTGGGAAATTTCAGAAAAAAAGATAATCAGTTTTCTCAAAATATAGTCTATTAAAATGGCTAGTATATTATAACTCTATTGTGTAGTGGGAGAATGTAGTAGAGACCCCCCCATGGGGTGTGGTGTAGTAAGTAAATGTGCTGAGTGGCGGCAGGAATGCGTTTATAACGCCATCGATAGGCATAGCCATAGTTAGGTATCAAAAATACATCCGTGGTCGAGCTTATGCAGCTAGCTTCGATGAAATAATCCATACAGGCGATTCTAGCATGTGGTCTATGACCCATGTTCACACACTCAACATAATCACACTAGTAACATATGGATGATAGTATACTAAATACTTATTATCTTATTTAATTTAATACATAACTGTCTAATATACTTATATTATTATTATCTATTATTAAGAATATTATAGACTATACTTATTATCATAGTATTTTATACAGTATAGATTATATTAGTTATATTAGTTACTTAATAGATATATTATACAGTATATTATACTTATACTTAATAATATACCTATATACTAATTAATATATTATATCATAGTTTATTATATATACTTAATATTATATTATATTAATATACATAGTAATATATATATTATATTATATTATATATTATACTAATATAATCTATATATTACTGTGCGCCGGATTTGTTTTCTATTTTCGGCTATTTTCGCATTACAATACGCCGTGCTGTTCATATTTATACAGGGTTACTGTTCATTATTGCACAGCCTCGCATTCGGTTCGTGATCGATAGATTATCAGGCGATAGTGGTTGTAGAATCGATAGATACTCCAAAATAATCGATAGATACTGTATAATAATTATACAGTCTAGCATCAGCAACATGGTATTAAAATACACTCATAGGTGTATAATATTACACATAAAATAGTAAATATTGTTCATTGAAATGCAAACAATCTACGGAACATCTACAAAACAAAATGCTAATTTTGCAAATAACTGATTCATTTTGATCATTTTTTGTTCATATTTATACAATTGCTCTACTAAGCGGAAACATTGGCCTGTAGCGATTCGCATATCAACATTCAACCTATCATTGGCCTTGAGTGTGTATAATATTATACAGCAACGTACCAGTGGTTTATAGGTACGTTCAATGATAGCTTAATTCCTTGTATTGGCATAGATATTGTATTATGTTAAGCAGAAACGGAGGCGATTAAAAATGACAAGACAAGAATTAATAAATGAAGCATACGACGAAATGGAGAGGAACGCTGATAGGGACAACGGAACACATATAGACGAGATAAAGGACTATGTGCTAGACTGGTTCCAAATGATAGATTTGAGTGGTTGCTATGAGTAAGTGTCCAGTGTGTAAACGTAAGGTTGATTACAGGATATTGTATGGAATGTGTGCAAAGTGTTATGCTAGAGCACTTGATAACATGCGAATAAATGGAGGTAAATAATTATGCGAACAGAAACAATAACAAGGACGCTTTATAAGTTTGACGAGCTATCAGCAGGCGCACAAGAAACGGCGATTGAAGGATTCGCGGATATAAATGTCGATTATGATTGGTGGGAGCTTGAGTATGACTATTTCAAGGAGAAACTAGGCGTAATGGGGATAGAATGCGACTCGTTCTTTTTTGACTTAGACCGCGCAAATTATATCTATATGGACAATCCTGTAGTTGTAGACGTTTGGAGGCTATTGCTATACGGGGGCATTGACCGTCGCACGAAAGCTGCAAGAGATATGGTAAGGCATGGGGTATGTATCGGAACTACTCATCACGGTGGAGGCCAAGCGCATAACTGGGTTGATTATGACACGCAGGACTGCAAGCTAGCCAACGCATTAAACGGTATGCTGAAAACATTCCTCTCAGACTTACGCAAACAATGCGACTTTCTTTTGTCCGATGAGGCAATACGGGAGACAATAGAATGCAATGAGTATGAGTTTGATAAAGATGGAAATTTAAAATAAAGGAATGATTCTATTCGTGTTGTTGCGTTTGAAAGATTGGGTGATTTGTGTCTTGAATATTTAACGAAGGGAAGCATTGTTTTAATCTATGGTATAACAAGCATGGTTAAGGATGGGAACTTGCGATTCCGAAACGAAATAATAGCGAATAACATAAGTGATCTTAATAAATTAAATGTAAATAAATTAGCAGATGGCGAGGTGTAATCATGGATAAAATACGGGTAGAAATTATAGTTCGTGGTGGGGTTGTGCAAGGGGTATTTAGTAATAAACCGAAAGAAGTAGAGGTATTATTAACTGACTACGATGAGCCTGACTATGAGAATATTGTGCAAGAAGTAGGGCAATCTGTGTAGGCGAGTTAGATATAATGGAGGTGATAGTCATGGTACAATTTTGGCAAGAGCATCCGGTATTAGTGTTATTAACATTGCAGTATAGTATAATCATTTCAGTGATACTATGCATAACACATAGTTTTTTAACTAAATTCATAGACAAGACACTGGAGGTGTACAATGCTAGCAGAAATACTATTCAATAACATGGATATACTGTTTACGTTGCTAACTACAGGCGTACTGATAGGTTTAATAAAATCAATAAAGGAGTATTAAGATGGTGGAATTAACAGAGGTTGAGAAATCAGCATTAAGTGCAAGACAGATACTAAGGCAAACTAAGTCGGATTCGTTTCGCGGTTACTGCATGAAGGAATGCATGATGCAAGAATTGGCCAAAATAATAAACAGAGAGGGGATTAATAAGTGATTACATTTCTTGTGAAAGTATATTGCTCAATCCAAGAACGTGTCAGGCAATGCAAGTGTGGTGGTAAGCTATTAAAACGACAGTCAGTGAGGACAGGTGTATTTTTGGGTTGTGAGAATTTCCCTAACTGTGGATATACTGAGTCCCTAGAAAAAAAGAAAGGTGGTAAGAAATGAAGAAATACAAGCTTTTAAAAAGAGACTATATTGAAATACATGGAACAAAATTATACAGAATTGAATGCATCAAGAAATTTAATTGTATTGACAGCGGGGATTTAGGGGGGTATATTAGCAGTGAGACGAGCCTGTCTCAGGCCGGTGATGCGTGGGTATACGGTGATGCGTGGGTATACGGTGATGCAAGGGTATCCGGTGATGCGTGGGTATACGGTGATGCAAGGGTATGCGGTAATGCAAGGGTATACGGTAATGCAAGGGTATACGGTAATGCGTGGGTATCCGGTGATGCAAGGGTATCCGGTGATGCAAGGGTATACGGTAATGCAAGGGTATCCGGTAATGCGTGGGTATCCGGTGATGCGTGTGTATCCGGTAATGCGTGGGTATCCGGTGATGCAAGGGTATCCGGTAATGCGTGGGTATCCGGTAATGCGTGGGTATCCGGTAATGCGTGGGTATCCGGTGGTGCGTGGGTATGCGGTAATGCAAGGGTATACGGTAATGCAAGGGTATACGGTGATGCGTGGGTATCCGGTAATGCGTGGGTATGCGGTAATGCGTGTGTATGCGGTAATGCAAGGGTATACGGTGGTGCGTGGGAGGTATCTCCCCTTCAAATGCAAGGAACCAAACATTTTGTTACGATGTCGTCAAAAACGACATTGTCCATAGGATGCGAAATGCACACAATAAAGAAATGGATTAA